CTTGCTGCTCCTATTAAAGTGCTTTCTAAAATTTGTTCCCAGCCCCCTATTTTTTCAGGTAAGCCGTATCTAAACCTTACAAAGTCTCCATCAGTCCACTTACCTTGTGCTCCGGTCTGTGTAACTTGTTTATTAAATCCAGGGGCTATATCTACTTTTGTTAAGGGCATGAGATATTATACCATAATTTTGTCTTTGTAAAAGTACGTACTAGAGCTATTCTTCATTGAAAAAATTAAAATTTATAACAAAACGTTTGTGCACATCTGTATGATAAATAACCTTGTGCTTTATTTTTGACTTGAATATTAACATTCTATTTTCAATACTTTTAACATTTATTTTTTTTTCTGGCAATTCAAGGACTGTTACAGCGTTACATTTTGTTAAAAAAAATATGGCTGTATAGGCTGAATTTGATTCATTATCAGTATGTAAACCAGATTCAATTGTATCTACATCTCTTAAAGATAAGTTCGCTCTAATATTTATAATAGAACAAATATTAAGTTTTTTAAGAATTGGAATAATTAAAGATTTAAAATAAGGACTTGCTGGTTCATGATTGTTAAAAAAATTATGATTGAAAAACCCATTTAAATTTTTATTATTATCATCAGTATCCTCTTTTTCAATGAACCAATTAAAGAATCCGCCTTTAATGACGTTGTTCAAATTTTTATAAGATTCATCATCTAAAAAATTGTCTATTACTTTATACATTAAGCTCCATAATTATGTTTAAACTTAATCTAAGGTTATTAGTTTTTGGAGCAATTGCTTTATGTATTTTTTCGCTTTTAAAAATAATAACTTGACTTTCTTTAGAGGCTATAAATTGATCTTCTATTTGTGTGCCCCCATCATTAGTATGTAAGTTATATACTGCAGATATAAACTTACCTACATTACCATCGTCAAAATGTAATTTACTTTCTGATGAGGGTGTATATAAATTCCAATATAATCTACCAAGATCTTTTATTTTAAATTTTGATCTTTCTTGAATTAAAGAAAAAATATATTCTCCAAAAAAATTTAATGTAAGGTCATTTCTATATTGACCATGTTTTAAGTAAGAAACAATTGTTTGTCCACAATCTTTTACTAGAGGGTTAGAAACAATATCATAAAAAGAATTTTTATATTTTGTATCATTATCACTAGCGTAAGACCATTGTTGCTCTCCTAGGTAGTTAATAATTTTTCTGTTTATTAAACCCGGAACGGGTAAGTCAAATATTTCATCAATCATTATGTCTTCTTACTTAGTAATAAATATGTTTCAGGTAAATATAAATAATCTGTATCAGTTTTTGTAAGAAAATTTATAGCATGTTGAACAGTTTCTACCAATGGTTTTCCTGCTACATTTAATGAAGTGTTTAAGAGAACAGGTATACCAGTTAATTTTTTAAATTCTTCAATAAGTTCATAGAAATCAAAATTATCTTCTTTTTTTAAAGTTTGAACTCTACAA